AGCGTTTGTCTATGATGTGGGTCAGCTTGTAATCCTCATACTTTGTCTCGCCCATGACATGCGCCTCGTCGATGACCAGAAAGATTGCTTCGATCAACTTAGAAATCACATCCTTTTCGCTTGGCTCTTTTGGACGGCTGAATCCGTTTTTCATGTCGATGAAAATATCCATGGCTTTCGAGTAAATCGCAGGACGGAAAAGAGGAACGTGTTCCATGTGCCAGAGTTTTTTCGGGTAATGCGGATTCTGGAATTTGCCATTTCTGGCAATCTCGTAAGCGATCTGCGTTTTTCCCGTTCCGCGCTTGCCGTATGCCACGACTATTCCGCCAGATTCCGCGATGCCAAGTGCCTTTTTGTATGCTGCTCGCCATTCGTCGCCGTAAAGCGTCAAATCCCGTTTGTGACGGTCAGGGAAGTCTATGAGCGGTGTATTCACACTCGGAACGCTTAAAACGGGCGTGGCGGTGTCATTCTGCGCGATTGGCGGCAATTCCACATCATCCGGCGCGGCTGCGATCATCGCGTCGAGATTCGCCAGGAATGAAAGCGCGTTTTTGTCTTCTTCGTTCATAGGTCAAAAGGGGATTTGCGTGATTTGCTCGGTTTCCCTAGGATGCCTGTCGTGAAAAGTGCTAGGTTGCTTTGGTTTTGACTGTTGCGCTTGCTTTTGGCTTTTTAGCCATCCTTCGCTTGCATATCTACGCACTCCAGACTTCCAGTCCTTGCATGGAACTTTTCCGTTCTTCCATCCGTTCGCCTCCCACATGTAAAACATCGCCTCGCCGTCTGATTCTTCGTGACCAATGGATTTACAAAATGCGCGCAATTCGTCGATAGTTGGATGAATGAATTTTGAGGGAGCTTTGGCGACCTTTACTACTTTGTTTTCTGCTTCTGCTTCTGCTTCTGCTTCTGCTTCTGCTTCTGTAATGGCGTTACCAAGCGTTACATGCGTTACATCGGCGTTACATGGCGTTACATTTTCCGCTTTTGCCTTTTCCCTAAAGCGTTTCACTCGCTGCTTTGTAGCCTCTCGCATTTGGTCGCCGTCTTTCAATGCGCGGTATGATTCGTAATTGATTATCAGCCAACCATAACCCACGCCATCCAATCGCGTTATGCGCCGTCCTTCGTAATCTGGAGTTTTAGAGTGCGGGTCAGGCTTTTCTAATTCAGACAATCCCCATTCGACTTCTTCCACGGTTGTCCCAATGCGCCGCGCAATGGCGGTTGGTGTCATCATGACAAATCCCTTAGCATCTGAGCAAAGAAGCAAATCTGTGAAAAAATGGCGCAATCTCCGGTTGTCAGCAATGGAGCTATCAAGAATCTGTGTGAATAGTTTTACAAACATTGTATTGTGTGATTGTTGCTTGCGTTACTGTAACGTTACATAGCGTTACATGTAAAGGATACTGTCAAAAATCGCGCTGTATTTTTTCTCGCAAAAATTATGGGTCAATCTGTTTCAGTTCATTGTATTTCGCCGTAGCATCAGCAAGGTTGGAAAAGCTCCAGCCTTTGCTTCCCCATTGCTCATTACTTGGCGGATATTCAGCGGCGGAAACATGATTGCCAGCAATCTCTCTACCGTTGTGCGACTGTATCACGATGACTTCATAAAACCTATGGTCATGCGTAAAAATGGCAATGCTACCCTCGCGCCTGCATACATGCCATTCGCGCCCGTTTTTTGTGTATTGTGTTAGTATCTTCATATAGTTATGGGTCAATCTGTTTCAGCTCATCAATCGCGCATTGGATATGCGTCATGGCTTCAAACAAACGCTTTTCGTTGCGTTTGCATAACTCGGTTTCCTCTTCCATGTTCGCGCCGAAATTCTGCCGTTGCGTGGTTTCCTCGTCGTGGACTTCATCGCAAATATGAATGTGATAGCTTAGACGGCGAATCATATATTGTATTTTCCTGTAGCGTTGGTTTGTCATTTTCTGATAATGGTTAGCATTTGTTCGATTGCTGCTTTGATTGTTTCCCATTCGCTAGGGTCAATGGCTATTGATCGGTTGTCGTTATTAATATTCCCTTGTTGCTGTGTAATAACAAGATATTCTCCCGCCGCCTCGTCTTCAATCTCGATGTGCGTTGCTCGTTCGGAAAAGATAGGCTCGTCTTCCGGCATGATCGTTAGTCGCGTAATTCGTGTTTCTAGTTTCATTTTCTCGGTGTGTTATGGTTCATTTTTTCTGCGTAGGTATTCAGCTATTAGCAAAGCATCAGCCGTGGCATGGGTAATTTTCAGCGATGGGAATAATTCCTGCGCTTTACGCTTGGTTACGTTCTTGTCCCCTTTAGACAAGCATCCCATGGCTTTTTGCCATTCTTGCGGTCGGACACGCTCAAACGGGATTCCTGCCGCCGTAAGAGCCATTTCCAAACGTCCGTAACCTTGCCCAAATGTGAACGCGCTCTTGACTCCCATTTGTGGTGAGCTGTGAACGCACTCAATGTATGCCTTGCAATCTGCAACATTTGGGAAAATGACCTTTGCACATTGAATGTCTCGCAATAATTCCCACAAGTCCATGAGCGTGTCAGGCATTTTTTCAACGCACGGTTTCCCGTCTTGAATCCATGCAATGCCGCCGTTTACTCCAGGGTCTATTCCAATGATTGTTTTCATAAGTTAGATTCCCGCCCCATTGCTGAGGCGGGATTGTTGGTTACAGAAGCGTTGTCTCCGTGCCGTTTTTGAGAGATTCCAAATTCATGCACTCTTGCTTGTAGTATGCTGGTTTTAGCTCAATTCCGATTGCTTTGCGTCCATGCTTTAATGCGCCGTAGCACTCACTACCTACTCCCATGAATGGAGTTAAAACAACATCGCCAGGGTTAGAGCGTAAAATTACAGTGCGTTCGATAACATCTAACTGCAAAGGATGCACATGCTTCTCATCGTCTTGATCTTTACATTCCTTGTATGGAAGCACGTTATCAATCCGAATATCATCCCAAAATGAGCTTGCGTATTGCCGCCAAATCCAATGACTGTATCGGTTCTCGGTTTGCTTGCCTTTGTAACCTTTGTATTGCAAAAGATCATGCGGGATTTGACGCTCGCCAATATATTCGTCAAGTCCAGTCGGGTGTGAAATAGGTTCTTCATTTTCTCCTTTTTTACGGAAAAGCAAAAGGTAATCAGCGCCAGCAACGTCAACCTTTGCGCTATCATCAACGATTTGCTTATGAGCTAACCCCTTTGCCATTGTGCGCAATCTTACTCCTAGCGGCTCTTTCCAAATGCAATATCTTGCCACATAGATAAACCCTAGTTTCTGGTGAAGTCGGATAATATCGCCAGGGAAGTCAGTCAATCCGCTGCCAGCATTGCAGGAAAACGGAACGTCCATACAATGCACGGCGGTCAATCTGCCAGGCTTAGTAACCCGCTCAATATGTTGCACCATAAATCCGTAGTGATCGAAAAACTCGTCATAGGATTTACAGTTGCTCATGTCCCGCTCGCTTGAACTGTATTGATACAATCCGCAGAACGGCGGGGAATATACGCTCAGATGCACGCTGTTGTCTGGTATTGTTGGCAATACTTCGCAGCAATCGCCGTTATAGATTGCGTATCTGTCTGTTATTTTTTGGTCAATTATAGCCATGATGGTAGTGTTTCTTTTTTGGTGTGTTTTTCTTCTTGTTCAATTTTAAGCTCGTTATTCATAAGTGATACGAGCTTAGAAAACATTTGATCGGCGGCATCCGCTTTTCGTTTAAGGCTTGCGATGATATTTGATTCTCCCTCGCTTGTAATCATATCCACGGTTACAGCGTGCTTTTGTCCGAATCGCCAGCAGCGTCTAACTGCTTGATACATTTGCTCAAAGCTGTGAGATGGGAAGAATGTTTGATAATGGCAATGCTGCCAATTCAACCCCATTCCCGCGATGGTCGGCTTTGTGACTAGCTTCTTTATTTCTCCATTTGAAAACGCTGTGAAAATCTCCTCTTTCTTGTCGTCGTCATCATTGCCGGATACCTCAACCGCGCCATCAATCATTTTTACAAGCATGTCGGATTCCTTGTTGAGATAGCACCATGACACGCAGGCTTCGTTGTGAGAATTGGCAATTGCGCTGGCTTGCTCGCATCGCTCCTTGGTTGTCCTTGATCGCTCTTGGCGTTGCTCTGCCAGTCCGTGAGCTGGCATGGAAAACAAAAACCCGTCAAGCGGCTTATCGGCTTTTACTACATGCTGATTAGTAATAAGTGGAGGCAACTCGTAACCTGTGTCATCTCCACCAATGTCAGACGGACGGCGAACGGCTCTCGCCCATGAGCAAACCCACCGCCAGAAATCGCGCTCAGCATGTCCACGGAAACGATAAAGACCGCTTCTATGCTCATCCTTTCGACTCATAGTAGTATCATTCTTTTTGAAAAACTTGCCAATCATGTCAAGAAATCCAAGATCGCCTAATGCCTCGGAGCTTGTGCCTAGTTCGATAAAATCATTAGGCGCGGCAGTAGCTGTGCAAAGCAAGCGATATGGCAACTTGCGCATAAAATCAGTGACGGCAGATTTTGTTTTCCCGTCAAAATTTTTCAAAATGCTGCTTTCATCGCAAATTAATCCTACAAAATCCGATGCGTCAAAATAGTGAAGTCTTTCATAGTTAACCACTATCAACTTTGCATTACTAGGAAATTTTCCATCACTTGAGCGATACGCCTCAACTCCTAACTTTTGCGCTTCAATAACTGTTTGCGCTCCTACTGCCAACGGAGTCAATAGCAATACCCTTCCGTTGGTTTTTTGGATGATGTTTTGCCCCCATGTCAGTTGTATGAATGTTTTGCCTAATCCGCAATCTGCGAAAATGGCGGCGCGTCCTTTTCTAACTGACCAATCCACTAGGTTTTTCTGAAACTGGAAAAGCATGTCAGGCATGTAAATAGGTTCAAATCCAAAGTTCCCAGATAGGTGTTTTTTCGCGCTTAGAAACGCTTTGTAATCCTCTGTATTATTCATAGTATTGTGTGTGGTAAATCTTATACGCCCCCCGATTTGCTTTCTTTCACGAATTTCCCATCAATCATTTTCCCGCTGCGTTTGCTGATAACGTCATACGCTTGCTGTAGGCATTCTTCTAGTGAGAACTCATACATCTCGCATACGCCAATCAGTGTGACTAGCGTGTCGCCTATGCCATCCTTTAGCTCATGCGTTAGTTCCTGCTGCAATGCCACGTTAGAGAATTTCGCTTGAATGATGTCATATTGCGTCAGCCAATCCAGCTTCACCGCCGCATCACGGGTTTCAGTTAGTTCTTCAGCCGTTTTTTCGAGTTGCTTTAGCGGATTGCTATTTTCAATGATTCCCTTGTCGTGAAACCATTGCCTTACGTTATCAATTAGTGTATTCATTTTGTATTTTTTAGGTGATATGTTAGTTTGTAAACGGTTTGTCCTTTGAAATTTTCCATTGTCCAGATTTTGCCCTCGCGCTCCAATCGTCTCAGCGTTGCGCCGATTGCCGTTGTGCTTGCCTTGACGTTTTCCGCCAGGTTTGCGATTGTCGCTTGTCCGGCTTGTAGGTCACGAATTATCTTTTGTTCCAGCGTCATAGTTCGGAATGATTGCGCGGAAAACACGTTCGCGCTCGGTTGCGTATTCAATACAGAACTGCGCAGCGGCTTCTTTCAGCTTTTCTGTGAAATCGTCGTATTCGACTTTCAGAATAAGCGGGTTTAAGCCTGGGAAGTAGCTCATGAAATACCAATGGCGAATGCCTGTGACCATCATTGACCAATGCACCTGCACGGCGTATTCGCTAGGCAGAACACCTTCCATGAGGTAATCCACATGCGTATCCACGCTGGGGCATTTGATCTC